ACCACCAGCACTAGAAAACACAGTATCACTTGTCTGGAACCCACTATAAGACACAACAACAACTTGGTCATCTGCTAAAGCGCCTACTGTAAGTGTAAGGCTAGTACCATCAGTAGCTGTATAGTCTGTACCATCTACAAGACGCACACCATTCTGGAATACGTGAACCCTGTTAGGTGAATACGTTAAGCCTGTAAAAGAAGTCTGTCCAGCCGTAGCCGTAATAACTTTCTTACGTTCTGCACCAGAGCTTACTACAGAAGCTTTAGACCCAATATATCCAGCCATTTAAGGTGTCTCCTGTGCCTCTGCTTCAGCTTGCACTTGTGCTGCTGTCTTAGCCCAACCTCGTGTGAAGGCATCAGCTACGATAAGCTCACGAGTAGATGGGATTTGTACGCCCTCGTCCAATGCACGGGTTGTGTACATCTGGATGATTTCATCGTTAGCTATTCTCGCACGGTTAGTGACTGCGTTTTCAGCCCAGTCTTGTGGGTCTAAGGCGGCGTACTCTAAGCCTTTAAGCTGAGTGTCTGTTAGTGTGATTGTAATATCTGGCATTTTGCCTCCTGTTATCCTAAAAGATGACCAAAAAAGTAACAATTGTTTCCATAGTATCGAACAGTAGTACCATGTCCTCTTAAATAGACCTGTACAGTGTCATTTTGGGCTAAAGAAAGAATTGTAGATTGACTTGTGGTTGTATCGTCATCGCCTTGGTTTTGATATCCGTTTATACTGTGATAATTCACACCAGCCCCATTCACGCCGAACCTAACTGAAAAATAGTTATTGTTATCTCCCGCATTATTGTGGTGAGCATATACGTTAAAAATAAAAAGATATTTACCAGCAACAGGGGCCGTAAAAATATAAGAGGAAGTTGAATAATGGCCTCCCGTGTTAAATGCAGTGGTATTAAACGGCAACGTGTACCAAGTATCTTGCGTTATGTCACTACTCCAACCTCCACTACCCGCAACTTGAAACGATGGCTGTCTAGGCGTAGTAACCCGCCCGCCATGATCTACTTTAACGGCTGTCTTTGGCCCATTAGCATAGGAGTCAGTAGTAGCTAGGTACATCTTAGTGCCATATGCACTGTCTGATCTGGTGTAAATTCCAGCCATAGCTGTTTCACCAGAGCCGACATCTGATGCACCAAAAGTAATGGCACCACCAGTATCGCTAGCAATACTATTAGGGTCTAAGTGAATTGAGCCTTTACCTGTTCCTTGGTTAGTCTCATTCCAAGCAGAGCCTCCATTTATTTTTAATACACCATTGCTGTCGATGCGCATACGTTCTGAGTCTGCTGTGCCACCGCCACCAGTTGTAAAGGTTATTTCCCCTGAATTTGCAGTAGCCCCATAACTACGGATAGCAGTTGTATTTGAGTTATATTGAAACACACCTGCATTTGTGTGGTGAATAGCCACTCCACCTCTTGCTAAAACTGGGCCTTCTACATCAAGTGCTGCTACCCCCAAAAAACCCGAGGCTGGGCTTAATACCCCAATCCCAACATTGCCAGAGTTTACAGTAATTGTATCTGCAACCTGTGCTAACTCTGTTTGCTTACTCATTAGGTTTGCTCCATGTAAGACATGATACATGACACTTTATCTGCCACTGAACAGTCAACCTTAATAATGTCACCCGCATTTAAAACAATCTTACCTGCTAGTATATCAAGAGATGCCCCTGCAGGAATAGCAACATCCTTAATTAAGTTTGCTGTAGTATTCTGTGTTTGACTTGTTTGAGTAGTAGTACTTACCAGAGTCACAGATGCTGTTATTTGAGAAGTGTGTACGTTAGCTAGTGTAAGGCCAATTACAACAACAGTACTACCTGACTGAACCGTGTACAGCGTTTCAGGAGTACCTGCAGAGGCTGGCATTACATCTCTTGTAATGACTTTAAATGTGTTTGCCATGTCGTTATCCTATATCCTACCCAAGGGCGATTGCCAGAGCCACCGCACTACCAGCGGGGTCAAAGTCAGTAGAGTCTAAACCATCTAATGTGTCAGCGTCTACATTTAAAGCATCTACAAAACCCTTAGTGACTCGTGTATCAATATCACCGTTTACTCGTGCAGTAGTATAGTACAGGTTTGTACCCTCTGCAAGACCTGTTGTGCTGTGATTGCTTATGTCTGATACTTGACCTGTAACATTGCCTACAACGTTACTTTCTAGGTCTTTGTTCATAACCCAGCGGTCTGTTGTAGCGTTGTATGTAAATGTAGCAGAGGCACCATCTATTGTCAACCCTGCACCGTTAGCTGCAGCAGCATTAGCTGCACCACTAGCTAAGACAAGGTTCTTATCATCTAGTGTAACTGTAGTACTGTTGATTGTGGTGGTTGTGCCATCTACCTGCAAGTTACCAGCGACAACAAGAGTACCTGTATCATCGCCATGTGCAGCAGGGTCAATAGTAAAAGTAGATGGCCCTCTGAGGTAGCCACTTGTACTAATGTTACCTACAGACAGTACGTCATTAGCGTCTAAGTATACTGACTTCTCAGCAGGGTAAGTGATGAATATGTCTTTAGTACCAGCAGTAAAGTTAACTGCATTACCACTGTTACTACTCTCTAAGACAGTAGTACGTGTAAGAGTGCTTGAACTGTAAGTACCTAAACCTACTTCAAACTCAGCAGTGTTCCTATGTACGATAGCATAATATGTAGTATCACTATCTGAGAGAACACCACTGAAAGCCTGAAAGCCAGCTACTGCGCCAGCTAGAGTTACAGCACCTGTGCCTGTAGTTGTAGTAGTTTCTTTTACTCTATCCTTGACAACAAGAGCCATAACTATGCTCCCTTATGCGATACGGATGATTGCTGTAGATGCAGCCGCTGCTGGGAATTGTACCACAAAGTCACCATTAGTAGATGTCTTACTACCACCAAAGTCAATAGTAGCAATAGCTTTATTTGCTTGTGAAGTGTTATAGATGATACAACCGTCTGCTGATACTGTAGCGGATGACCAAGTTGTATCTGTAAAGTCTATGATAGCAGTAGAGCCATCTAGTGAAATAGTAGCGCCAGCCAGAGTGTTGCCACCTGTAGTGTAGTTAGTACCAGTAGCCTCATCTGAGTTACCTGTAACGTCACTATAATTAGTTGTAGCTGCACCATACGTACCCGTAGGAGAAGCTTTGATTAGAGCAATTTTAAGTGTGTTGGTATCTAAATCGTGAACGCCCCCAAGTAGCTCTTGCTTGAAGCTGTTACACATCGCTGTAGTGATTGCCATAGGAGTGTCCCTTTAAAATAAGCACAAAGGGGCCAGCATGTAGCCAGCCCCCATGTTTATAGGTGTATTAAGCAGCGTTGTATACTGCAGTAACCAAGGCTTCTGGACGAAGAATTTTACGCCCGTAAAGGTGCATACCGCGAACAATATCAGCGAATGAATCTGGGTCACGGTAAGTCTCAACTTTGTTGAGTTGCTGTGCAGAAGCAACAGCAGAATCGTGTCCAGCTACAATAACGCCATAGTTATCGTCCTGTGCAGTTGTACCTGTAGTACCAGCGCCAGTGCCCTTCGCAGGAAGGTTGTTTGACTGGTAGATACGGAAGCCATGCAAGTTGTTAAGTACCAGACCGTTTTGCAGTCCTGCACCACCGAAGTCAGCGTTCAAAACGCGAGAATCTTCGTCTTTTAAGAGCTCCATGAATACCGGGTCAACACAGAGCCATCTCCCACGAGTATCAACATTAGCCTGATCAAGTACACGGCTCATACGAGCTACGACTTGCAAAGGTGTTGCTGTGGTTGCTGATGCAGCAGTTGCACCGCCAAAGCGAGGAGCCAACGGAATTGAGTCACCAGTTGTACCTGCAGAAGCAGAAGTAGTGATGTTTCCGAAGTCTGACATATCCAACTTGTTAGCAGTCAGAAGTTCGCCTGTCAAGTCACCCGCTGTTTGGTGTGAAGCAGTGCCGCTTACAGCACTAATTACCGCACCAGCAGTAGTGTAACCAGACATATATGACAATACGTCAGCATCCATAGCATCAGCCATTTTATAGGCTGCACGATCAGATGATAAACGCATGAAGTCATGGTGGGCTTGCTGCTCTTCAATATCGTCAAGCTTGAAGGCAAAGTAGTTGGCTTTGTCGATAGTCAACTGAAAGTCATTATCAACGAGGTCTTGCGCCGAAACGGTTGTACCACGTAGCAATGCATTCACTGTGATATCAGGCTCTTTAAGAATGCGAACCGTATCACCTTGGTTTGCGATCTCCCCGAAATATTCAGAGTTAGTAATCGCTTGAGTTGTAGCAGCCTTGCGAAACGCAATTTGTGCTTGCTTTGAATAGATAACGCTGGAGAATACTCCGTTGTTAAGGTTGGTATAGCTATTAGCTTTTCCAAATGCAGCCATAATTAATCTCCTTATAGATATGACCGTTAAAGTTATAGATCATCATATCCACAGCAGAGGCCAAACTTATCTGAGTAGTCTGTTATTTAGGTATGCCTACCTGTGTAACAGAGGTCAAACGTATTTGGGTAGTCTAGTAGTGGCTAGAGTCTTAGTTAAAATACACGTTTAAAGTGTACTCAATACAAGTTATATGCAACTCGTACCTATTGTCAATAGTTATTTTGACAAATCATATACAAACTTACCAGCTTTCTGAGCTTCATGTATCTCTTCGTGGTGCTTCTCAAACTCTTTGTCACTCATTTTAGAAACAGTAGATTCACGCCAGAAGTTCTTACTATCATCTCCATTTACGGTAGTTCTGCTTTTACTCTTTACAGAAGAGGCTGCTGCCTTATCTGCGCTATTATTAGGTTTAGACTTAATACCCTTGTGGGACTTATACAAGTCGATAGCTACTGCTACAGACTTAGCATCCTCAGAGTTCTCGTATAGAGCATCCTGTACAACTTTAGGTTGTTTCTCTGCCCAGTTATGAAACTCATCTGAGGAGCGGATCTCTTCAAAGTCAGGGTGTAAAGACATAAGCTCTGCTTCAGCTTTTTCTTTCTTAGCTTGTGTGCGTAGCTCTTCTATTTCTTTGAGGCGACTATCCAAAGAAGAAGCCTTTTCAGCAGCTTTGTTTTCTGCGATAGCTTCAACAATACCAGCGACATCAGGATACTTAGATGACCAAGCTTCAATCTCTTCCTTAGACTTGGGAAGAACCAGTTCATTTTTAGTAGCTTTATCAAGTTGACCCTGTAGCTTTTCAAACTTGGCATCCCAATCCTTTTCCTTAGTTTGTAGGAGTTTACGGATATCACCATAGCGCTTCTTGAAAGACTTCTCTTCAGCGCTTAATCCATCTGACTCTGTATCAACTTCTTCAGACTCTTTGGATTCCACAGACCGTGTTTCTTTTTGTTCCGTATTACTCTCATCTGAAACTTGGGTGTTCTCAGCGCTTTGGCTATCGGGTTCCTGATTATCTTCTGCTTCTTCATCGACCTGCTCACCCTTAATGAGTGCCTCTAGTTCGCGTTCCTCTTTCTCAAGCAACTGTTGGTTGCGATCATGTGCGTAGCTGTCTGCTTTAATAATAGTTTGTTCTGCCATTGACATAGTTGTAGTTCCTTTATGTTGGGGCCAGCATTATTGCCGGGTAGCCTTATAGTTAAACGGGAGCACCGTCTGTGTTTTCTTCTTCCTTGTCTTCCTTAACAAAACCTGTTGGTGTAGCTGTGTACCCTGCAGCTTTCATATCTTCTTGATACTGTCTTGAAGCCACTTCGTGAAAATTTCCGCTAGTTATAGCTTGAGAGCGTTCTGTATTCTTTTGAACTTCTCGCTCTTCTGGTGATATAGCTTTATCACTTGAGCCGTAAACACGTTTACCTTTTATCTCAGTCGATGGGTCAAACAATGGACCTGTACTATTTTTAAAGTTTCTATAAGCAGTTGTTAGACCTTGGTTAATATTTTCAGCAGTGTCTTTTATGCCACCTAAGATATCAAGACCGCCCTGCTCATCTTTACCCTCTAACTTATCAAGTAAACCTTGAACTCTTGGTTTATACTTATCATCTTCACCTAAACCACTTAAAGCATCAGTTAATTGTTCCTTCATAAACTTCTTATGTTGAGCTTGAGCTAACCCAATGATAGGAACACCTAGACCAACTGAGTTTCTAGAACCTGCAATGTCTTCTTCTACCCTATTAAACCAGTCCTCTTCTTTACCCTCTGTAATAGTAGAATAGTCTACTAACTCTTTACGTTCAGTTTTAGGGTCAAATATAGGATCATCTTTATCTGAACTTCCTGTCTGAGTAGTAGGAGTCTCAGCGCTTTCTTTACCTACCTCAGTATACCCTGCTGGTATTGCAACTGTAGGTTGACCATTAACAAATCTAATCGTCATTGTCAAGCCCTGTTCGTTAACGTAAGTCTTATACTCTTGTGCGGCACCTACCCCTGGAAACGAGTAACCTTGCATGAAGTCAGGCTGTGTCATGGTTGTAACATCACCACCCTCGTTCATCATCATAGGTTCATCTTGAATGTCCTCTGCTTGTAGCTCAGAAACGTCAAACGGTAAGCCACCCTCTGCTGGTACAGGCTCTCCACCGATACGACCATTAGCTTCCATATCAGCAAAGCCCATCTTAGCTTGTGTACGTAGGTCTTCAAAGAACTTAACACCAAAGAATCGCACAACATCAGCAGGTACGACATACTCACCTTCACTTAGTCTAGCATCAATGTTATCACGTACTTCTTCTGGTAATGACCCAGTAGGTACTTCATTGCCTGAGACTGGGTCTACTTCTTCTTTGTCAGAGAACACCATTTCCATTTGTTCATTTACTGCCATTAACCATCTCCCTGAGTAGCTTTAACCGTCTTAGCGTACTAATAGAACCCTGTGCTGAATACACTTCTTGTACAGAACCAGCCTGTTCCATAGTCCTGTGTTGTGTAGCTATAAGTTCATCAATTAGTTGATTAAACTCATCCATAGCTTGCTTGTTGTTAACGAGTTGCTTAAGCGACATTACCAGTAAACCCTTGCTCACCTGGAGTTGGTGCTGTACCTATACCCATCTGTGATCCACCACCGCCTGATGTATCTGCTACACCCTGTGGGCCTTGACCTTGTGGTGCTTGTACACCCTCTGGTCCTGCAGGTGGTTGTTGTGGTGCTTGGAAGGCTTTCAAGATCTCAGCCTGAATAGCTGCGTCCTGCATAGAGTTAGTCACCTTAGATGGGTCAAGATCCATAGACTTAGCAATCTCACGAATGATGTAATCCATCTTAGCAAACGGTGCTAGTGTTGGGTTCTGCGCTACCTGCAAGAACTGCATCAAACGTTGTGAGCGTACCTCATTAGCCATAAGACTCTCTGTACCAGATGCACGTACCTCTAGGTCACCACGAATATCCTCATCAAAGTCAAACTGCATGTTAAATGCAAAGAAAGACTTACCTAGTGGCCGTATGAGGTAATCATCAACGTTCTTAACAACATTTCGTATGCTACCATTAGCTGCAGACATAAGCATAGAGATGCCAGAAGCAGTTCGCCCCACTCCACTGACGCCTGTTTGACCATGTGCGAAACTTGGGAAGCCTGTGCTTTCATCTGCTAATACCCTAGCCTTATCAAATAGTTGTAGGTTCTCTTGTGCTACATTGGGAAACTTGGTCCCAAAAATGCCTTGGCCCGGGGCACCCCCCTGTCTCCGAAACACTTTTCCAGGGTACACACTTAAGTCCTGCCCCGGCACTAAATTGGTTTCATCAACCTCTATGATTAGATTACCAGATAATGCAGCATTGTCAATAGCCATACGCATAAACCCATTCATAAGAGTTTGCGTATCATCCATATTCTCCGCTATACCTACCCCAAAGAATGAGTAAGGGTTATGTTCGTATGGTGTTGCATAATAAGGTATAGTTGCTGGCTTAAAAGGATTAAGCACAAAGCGTAGTACTTCACCGTTACACACCCAGATGTTACAGCTAAGCTCATCTAAGTCTTTGTAGTCTTTAGGAATAGATACGCCATTCTCTTCTAGTAGCTCTACATCGACAAAACCCCAGAACTCTAAGACTTCCCAGCGCTCTGTAGTAGCCTCAGTCTCGTTGTCTTCCATAGTCTGTTCCCAGTACTTCATATCGTAGTCTGGGCCTTTATCTACAGCAAGCTCAACAGCATCCTTCATAAAGTAGGGACGGTTCTTTAAGCTACGCAGTTGTGTGCGGGACATCTTATGACGCTCCACTACATACTCCGCATCATCCATACTTGACGCCTCTGGGTCAGGATAGAAGTTCCATAGAGATACGTGACTAGTAGAGGGTACAGTCTTGACCAGAGGGTCATACTCACCATCCTCATTCCAGTTAGGGTACTCTTTGTCTACAGCAAATGGACCCTTCATAACACCAGTACCTAGAAGAGCCATCTCAAATGCCATAGAGCGTAGATGCTTATTAGCGCCTGACTCTACAAGCTGGTCATGGATCTTCTTCTCCATCTTCTTAGCGGCCACCATAGCGGGGTGAAACGTTACTGTGGTAGGGGTGGTGCCATCACCCTCAATAACCTTATCACTGACCGGCCCTAGCTTCTCCTCTAGCGGTCCTAGTCGGTTCTTAAGGTCAGCCATAGTCTCACCGGGCTTTAACTCAGTGTCAGGTCCGATTAAGTAAGGCTTAGGGGCTGCATCTCGTGTAACATTATTTAGTTCATCCCCAGCCTGTTCAGCATTAGGGTCAATGTTAATGTGTACTGACTCAGCTACACCATCTGGTAAAATAGAGGGATCGATAGTAAGTGGGAACTTATTGTTACCAAACAGTACGTCTACAATCTGACCATAAGCAGCGAGTGTCTTTGTCTTAGTGACCTTAATAAACACACGAGACTTCTCTGTGTCAGTGAATTGTACATCTGATCCGTAGATACCACGATAGTTACGATAAGCACGTAACCAGCGTGTCTCATCACCATAACGTGAATCTTCAGACCGTTTAAATCTTTCGTTCACAAATGCAACAACACTAGATACAGACTCAAAGATACTATCTTCTGCATCCTCTGCTGCGGTTACTTCATCTGTTTCAAACATGAGTTCGTCTTGTTCTGCCATATTTAATATCCAAAGCTGGGGTCAGAGGCTTGAAACCCTGATCGTTGAGTTGCAGGGTTGTAGTCCCATATAGAACTTCTAGGTCTTGTCATTATACCATACCTTAGAGCGTCATACAAGTGGTCTTCTGCATTTGTATCAACGTCCTCTGGGTTTCTTTTATCTAGAGGGATAGAGGGTAGTTGAGCTATTGTGTTGGTACAGTTAGCGAAGAATACAAGTCTAGGCTCTTCTGTATGCTCATCTACCTGTAACCGCCTGTGCATCTCGTTCTTACCTGCTACACGAGAGCCTCTAGATCTATCTGAGGGACGCCAGCGGCAACCCTTCATATTCATTTGTTCAGCCAATGACGGGCCAGTATCACCACGCTTGTGCCATAGAGAACTATCCAAAACACCATATCTAATTGTGCCATCTTCTGCCTCTGCATCTAGTATCATGTCAGCTAAATCAGTAGCTGTAACCTTAGAACAATATAACTCTCTGTAGACAACAAGCTGCTCACTGGGTGATACAGCAATCCAGACAACGCCTGTGTAGCTTCCGTAACCGTAGTCGCAAGCTCTAAACTTAGTCCAGTTTGAGGGAATTTTAAAAGGCTCCACGACATGTATGGCTCTGTTCCATTCAGGAAAGGCTGCACCTTCATTGACATCCCAGTTACCTTCTAGTAGTTGCTTACGTTGATGCTCTGGTAGCGACAGAAGCATTGCCTCATAGTCGCCACTCTCTGCTAAGTAAGGGTTATCAAATAAACTAGCAGGTATAAACCTACGCTTAAACAGTGACTGCCCAGCCTTAGAGTGACCCGCTGGATACTTAATCTCTTCACCTGTCTCGATATTAGTAGCCCAGAAAGCCTCACCATACTTAGCAGGATCAATAAACATCTTCTTAACCCATGAGTGACCGCTGCCACCGGGGTTAGTTGTCGCTCTCATGTAAAGACCTAACTCCATTGAACTAGCAGATCTCAAGCGACTCCTCATATAATCCCAAGCGAAAGGTGTAGGCCATTGAGTAAGTTCGTCAAACCCAATCCAGTTAAACGCCTGACCCTGATATCTCGTAACGTCCATGTCCTTATCAAGATATGACATCCACAGTCTACCACCTCTAGGTGAAATCCACTGAGACTTACGTTCAGACCACTTGATTCCCGGTACAGCACGAGGATATAACTCCTGAGATTTTTGTATAAGTTCCCTTAGTTCTTCTGTAGTGTGTCGTACTAACAACCCGCTAAAGTTGGGGTGGTTTAAACCATGTAGAGGGTCAGCAAGCATAGCATATGACTTACCACCCCCAGCGCTACCCCCATATAAAACTTCACGCTCAGAGGAACTAAGAAAGTCTGTCTGAGGGCCGGGGTTAGGTTTAAACACGACATCCTGTGCTACCTCGACATCAAACTCAGGAGCCTTAACCTCTGCAGGAACAGTTGTAGGGGGAGTAGCGACTGTCTCTGTCTGGTTAGCTTTCTTCTGAGTACGCCCCGACCCTGCCTTTTTCAAGCTTCTCGATTTCCGCGAGGGTTTCTTGGAGCCTTTTGGCAAGTCTGCGTTTAATAATAACTGCTTTTTTACGTCTTCTGTCAATTTCTACTCGCTTCTTTAAGCCCATGTGAGATATATACCTATCAGTGTGCTTTGTCAACCAAATTGCAACTTCCCTGTAGGAATATTGTTTTAAGTGTCTCTTTGCAAGCTCAAGCGCTTCTAGTTCATGTGGTATCGGTACTAGCAGTCTTTCATTGTCGGGGTGTAACTCATAGCCAAAAGGTATTGTTTGTGATACCCTAGCTACCGTGTGCCATTCTTTCTCTTTTCCCTTGTTAGGTTTGGGTAATTCCCAGAAACCCAAGTCTCTCTTGTAGTCAATTTGTGGCAAGGTCTACTCATTCTTCCCTTCTTTGGGGGGTAAGTAAAATATACCGCCGCCTCCTGAAGTTACATCAACCTTGTCTACCTTGCCTAGCCCAGCGCGATCAAGTAAATCTTTCGCTGCAGCCATCTTATCACGAATACCTAACTCAGTAGGGTCATACAGTGCCTGTGTCATAGCCATAGCTGCTTTAGGTGCAGTACGAGCAAACCAAGTACGTGTCTTCTCACCTATCTCATCCTTTAGAGACTCGACAATAAGAGAAGTGGAAGTACCATCTCCATAGCCAGCTAACTTCTTAGCCTGTACAACATCTCCATTAGCCTCATCAAAGAGAACCTCTAGAAACTTCTGTTGTTTATCTGTCAATGATCTTGCCATTATAACGTCCTTAAGTAAATCAAACCTACAAAGCTACCTGTAATAACTAGGAACAACACAAAACCTGCTGTCCACTCTACAATCTTACGCTTCATCTCTATACGTTTGTGATCATGTTCTTTCTTTTGTTTGCGGATATCAGCCTCAATACGTAGAAGCTCTTCCCAATGTGAAGGCCCATACATTACACAAATGTAATCCTTGAGTTCCTTCCTCATAGACTCAGCTTTCTTCTTAGCTGCGAATATCTCCATTGCTTCTGCTTGAACGCCACCACCAAGGGTTTTATACCAAGGTGGTTTAGCGTTCTGTCTATCAGCAAAGTCTAAGTCACTTATGGCACCAGCCCACTGTGTAAGCTGACCACCCATGTCTTGTAAGTCTTTACCTACCGCAATACCCTTCTTAAGAGCATTAAATGCGGTTGTGGCTAAACCTATAGCGGTTACTGGATCTATCACTGTAGGAACCCCCTCTTCTAAGTCCACTACCTGTTTGTCTATCTGTATCACCTGATGATACATTAGCTAGAACAGTAAGGCTTAGAATAAGGGGTAATTCCTTAACTAGGTTCACTGTTTAATGCCATAAACACGACCGTATATCTCCCCTCTTGAGATACCCATGTCGTGTAGTTCTTTATCCTTCATGTTCATCAGAATCCAGTAGTCTGCTCGACGCTGCTGATTATCCTGAATACGGTTTAGTAAGTTCTTAAACATAGCACTATCTCCTTATGTTGTGTGCATGGAGATAGTTATACTTATTTACGGGTTGAGTAGTAGATACAAAATGTGCATACCCGCTATCTGTTAGGGTTATAGTACTGCCTTACTGAGATAAACGCCTCTAAGCTATTAGAAGAACCATCAAATGCTAAGATCTTATCACCAGCATGTAAATGTATCCTATCAGCGCCTAAAACATTATATACGTCCTTACCAGCTATAGATTTATCATTTATCAAGTGATGGTACGTACTTGTGTCTGAGTGAAACCACTGAATCGTAACATTCTGAGTAGATGAAGACCCATTCGATACATGTAGAAAGTCTATGGTTGCATCGTGATTAGGTGGACACGTATAAATCAAGTTAGCACTAGCACCACCTGAAGTAGCAGTAATGGTTACTGATTCTGTATCTGTTGTAAAATCACGAGTGGTAACCATTTACTAGGCTTTCTTCTTAGCTGGTTTCTTCTTAGGAGTCACAGCCTTCTTTACTTTAGTAGTCCATGCCTCATTCTCAGGTGTGCTAGGGTCATCCTTAATATAGTGACCCTTATCGTTTCTAGCACGTACAACTTCTACTTCCTGTGTACACACCTTCTCGACAAACTCATCTTTATACCAAACGACACCATAAGCACCTTCACCAGCAATAGGGTTACCACCAGCATTACGTACAGTATCAGACTCTACTGTGTATCCAGCCTTCTCTAGGGCTGCTTTATGCTCTGTGAATACACTCATTACGTCTTGATACCCCGTGTACCCTTTTGTCCTGCAGGGTTAGATGCACCGCATAAGCCACCCTTATTGTAGCCCATCTTCTTCTTAGTCATACCACCACCCATGTAGCCCATCTTCTTTGCTACTGCAGGTGCTTCTTTCTTAAGTGCTGCCATACCAGCATTCATTGGTTTTTTCTTACCAACATCACCGCCAGCACTCATCTTCAAAGCATTAGAAATATCATTCAGCGCTGCCTTTGCTTTCTTCTTTTCACCAGCAGTTAATACAGCCTCAGAATTAGGTGTATCTCGATACCCAACATCATACTGTTTAGTTGCCCCTCGGATACCCACCTTTTTTTGTTGTTTCTTAGTACTTGGTTTCTTAGCCATGTTACTTCTTTCCTTGAGATGTTGCTTTTTTCTTTGCTGTAGCACTTAGATCACTAAAGTGATACAACCTCTTACTATTCTTACCGTGAGTCTTACCAGAGTGAACCTGACCATTAGGCATCTTATGCATACCGCCCTTATGCTCAGTACCATCCTTAAAGC